CTTTACTGTAGAAGAACCAGTATTTAAATTTGAGGCACCTAAGTTCAAACCAAAATTAAATCTACCTAAAGCATCAGCAAATACTGACGCAAAGAGTTATTTGGAAAGTAGAAAATTAAATCCAGATAACTATTATTACGCCGAAAAATTTAAGGAGTGGACTAACTCTCTTCACCAAACATTCGACAGCACAGATAAAGATGAACCAAGGATTATCATTCCTTTGTTCTATCAAAATAATCTAGTCGGGTTTCAGGGAAGAGCACTTGGTCCCAGCAAGGTAAAATACATTACAGTAATGCTTAACGATGACGCACCAAAAATCTATGGTCTCGATGAAGTCCAAAAAAGTGAAACTGTCTACATCACCGAAGGTCCATTCGACTCAACTTTCATTCGCAACTCGATTGCTCTTTGCGGAGCTGACGGTGATATTACTAAGTGGAATATTCGCGATTGTGTTTGGATATACGATAACGAACCACGTAATGCAGAAATCCACTCTAGAATCTCCAGAGTTATTAGTAGTGGACAAAAAGTTGTCATCTGGCCCTCAAGAATAAAAGAAAAAGATATTAATGATATGGTTTTATCTGGACTAGATGTTCAGTCTGTGATAGAATCAAATACTTACTCTGGATTAGAAGCAAAACTTAAATTTACTACCTGGAAGAAAATATGAGCAACGGTACAAAGGTTAAAAAGCGTGATGGTCGAATTGAGTCTCTTGACTTAGACAAGATGCATTTGATGGTCGAAGAGGCATGTAAGGGTCTTGCAGGTGTATCTGCGAGTCAAGTTGAAATGACTTCTGGCATTCAATTTTATGATGGTATTACTACGGGGGAGATTCAGGAAATTTTGATTCGCTCTGCTAGTGACTTGATTGATTTGGATCATCCAAATTATCAGTATGTTGCTGCTCGTCTTCTTTTGTTTGCTGTTCGTAAGCAACTTTATGGAAAGATGAAAGAACTCCCAACTCTAGAGCAACACATTTACCAATGTGTTAATCATGAAGTTTATGATAATGACATTTTCAATAAGTACTCGAAAGAAGAGATTGATAGGGCTGATTCATATATTGATCATGACCGCGACTATCTCTTCACTTATGCGGGTTTACGTCAAGTCGTTGATAAGTACCTTGTGCAAGATAGAAGCGGCGGTGGAGTATATGAAACTCCGCAGTTCATGTATATGATGATTGCTTTGACTATCTTTGCTGAGTATCCAAAAGAAACTAGAATGTCATATGTAAAGAGGTATTATGACGCAATCTCCAAACACAAAATCAACATCCCAACTCCCATCATGGCAGGAGTTAGAACGCCACTTCGACAATTTGCTAGTTGTGTTCTTGTTGATGTTGATGACACCCTCGATTCTATCTTTAGCAGTGATATGGCTATTGGTCGATACGTTGCACAGAGGGCGGGAATCGGCATCAACGCTGGTAGGATCCGTGGCATCAACAGCAAAATCAGAGGGGGAGAAGTTCAACACACGGGTGTTGTACCATTTCTCAAGAAGTTTGAAGCAACTGTCAGATGTTGCACGCAGAATGGCATACGAGGTGGATCCGCGACAGTCCACTTCCCAATCTGGCACCAAGAAATAGAAGATATTTTAGTCCTTAAGAATAACAAGGGAACGGAAGATAATCGTGTCCGCAAACTTGATTACTCCATTCAAATTAGCAAGTTGTTCTATGAAAGATTTATTCAAGACGGTGAGATCACGCTTTTCTCTCCACATGATGTCCCTGGACTTTATGATAGCTTTGGACTCCCTGAGTTTGATTCTCTCTACGTACAATATGAAAAAGATCCGTCCATTGCGAAAAAAACTATTAAAGCACAAGAACTCATCCTTAGCCTTCTTAAAGAACGCGCAGAGACGGGTCGAGTCTACATTATGAATATTGACCACTGCAATTCTCATTCTTCTTTTAAAGACAAAGTTAATATGAGTAATCTTTGTCAAGAGATTACTCTTCCAACAGACCCTCTTCAGCATATTGATGACAAGATGGGTGAGATTGCACTTTGCATTCTTTCTGCAATTAATGTTGGAAAGGTAAAGTCTGATGAAGAACTTGAAGAACTTTGTGACCTTTCTGTTCGCGGTTTGGATGAGTTGATTGATTATCAAAATTACCCCGTGGATGCGGCAGAAATCGCCACCAAGGCGCGTCGTTCTCTTGGTATAGGGTTTATAGGGTTAGCGCACTATTTGGCAAAACTTGGGTTTAATTATGATTCCCAAGAAGCATGGGATGCAGTTCATGGTTTATCCGAATCATTCCAGTATTATCTTCTAAAAGCATCTAATCAACTTGCTAAAGAAAAAGGATATTGCGAATACTTTGGTCGCACTAAGTATGCTGATGGAATTCTTCCAATTGATACTTACAAAAAAGATGTAGATGAAATTTCTTCTGTTCAACTTCAGCATGATTGGGAAACTCTTAGAGCATCCATCTTGGAACACGGTCTCAGGCACTCAACACTGTCCGCACAAATGCCTTCGGAGAGCAGTTCCGTTGTGTCAAATGCAACCAATGGAATTGAACCTCCTCGCGGATTCTTGTCCGTTAAGAAAAGTAAAAAGGGACCACTCAAACAGATTGTTCCACAGTATCATACCCTCAAGAATGCGTATACGCTTCTTTGGGATATGCCTAGTAACCGTGGTTATATTAATATTGTTGCTGTGATGCAAAAATTCTTTGACCAAGCAATCTCAGGCAACTGGTCCTATAACCCGGAGAATTATACGGATAATGAAGTCCCAGTGTCCGTGATGGCACAAGACTTTTTGACTACATACAAGTACGGGTGGAAGACTTCTTACTACCAAAACACTTATGATATTAAAACTGATGAGGTAGTAGAAGAGAAACCCAATCTTCAAGATTTGTTAAGTGAGTTAAGTTCAGTAGAGGAGGGAGAGTGTGAATCCTGTGCAGTTTAAAATTTCTTCAACAGAAGAACCTCAAACAAATATTAAAGGAATGACTGTTTTTAATACTGAAAAAGTTGACACCAAAAAACAACCAATGTTTTTTGGTAAACCACTTGGGGTTCAAAGATACGATTCATACAAATATCCTATTTTTGATAAACTAACCACTCAGCAACTTGGATACTTCTGGAGACCCGAAGAGGTGTCTCTCCAGAAGGATCGTGGAGATTATCAAACACTTCGCCCTGAACAGAAGCACATTTATACTTCTAACCTGAAGTATCAGATTATGCTTGATTCTGTTCAGGGTCGTGGTCCTGGTATGGCATTCATTCCATACTGCTCACTCCCTGAGTTAGAAGCATGTATGGAAGTGTGGGGATTTATGGAGATGATCCATAGTCGCTCATACACTTACATTATCAAGAACGTATATTCAGACCCATCTGAGGTGTTTGATACTATTATTGGTGATGAGCGTATTCTGGAACGTGCTAAGAGCGTCACAGAGTCTTATGATGACTTTATTCAATCTGCACAGAATTATGGTACTTCCGAAACTTGGAAGCAACAACTTGAAGGAGTCACATACGCAAGGGAAAATCTCAATGATGTCAAACGAAAACTGTACAGAGCAGTCGCAAACGTTAATATTCTTGAAGGTATTCGCTTCTACGTTAGTTTTGCTTGTAGTTTCGCCTTTGGTGAACTTAAGCTTATGGAAGGATCTGCTAAAATCATCTCTCTTATCGCAAGAGATGAAAACCAACACTTAGCACTTACTCAGAACATTCTGAATAAGTGGAGAGAAGGTGATGATCCAGAAATGCAAAAGATTATGAAAGAAGAAGAGGAATGGACTTATAAGATGTTTGATCGTGCTGTAAACGAAGAGAAGAAATGGGCAGATTATCTGTTCAAAGATGGCAGCATGATTGGATTAAACGACAAACTTCTTCAACAATATGTTGAATGGGTAGCAAATAGAAGACTTAAAGCAATTGGACTAAAACCCCAATACGATATTTCAGCAAACAATAATCCACTTCCTTGGACACAGCACTGGATTTCCTCTAAAGGTCTCCAGGTTGCTCCCCAGGAAACGGAAGTCGAGAGTTATGTAGTCGGCGGAATCAAACAAGATGTTACCAAAAATACTTTCGCAGGATTCCAATTATGATGAATGGTGTGAACAGGAAATTCTGAACGCATACAAAGAAGCAGCAGAATGTGATGAGTTTATGTTTGGAGATTATGACTTTTGCAAAGAATGGTTAGGTGAGAATACTTAATCTCATATAGATAGGGGAAGTTATCCTTCCCCTTTTTTATGTCTAAAAATCAACTGACTAAAGATGAAATTAAAGTTCGTGTTTTGAAATTAAAAGACAATCTTTATAAAGATCATATTAGACCCGAAATGGATATGAAAGGACTTGCTCATAAATATCTGAACGAAGTTCTTGATATTATTGATGAGTACAGATATTGACTATGAGAATCCTTGGACCTACAATGGAAAAGAATTTGGTTCGAGTGATATTCAGGATTATTTTGGTTTCGTATATCATATTCATTGCAACAAAACTAATCGTGACTATATTGGTCGAAAATATTTCTGGAGCTTCCGCACACCGAGAGGAAAATCTAGAAAGGTTAAGGCAGAATCTGATTGGAAAAAATACTATGGTTCATGTCCAGAACTCAAAGAAGATATAGAGAAATATGGTAGGGAGAATTTTACGCGCACTATTTTATCATTACATAAAACAAAGGGCAAAACAAACTTTGAAGAAACAAGGCAACTCTTCTTCAACAATGTTCTCACAGAATCCCTTGACAGTGGAGTGCCCAGATACTACAATAGCAACATCCTCAACAGGTACTTCCGAAAGGACTATTATGAACGCAACGACTGAAGATATTGTTGCTCATGTTAGGTCATGGTCTCTTGACCGTGCCGCTGATATGAGCATTCCTAAAGAGGATGCACGCGCAATTCTTGCTGAGTTTTATGAGTGGATTGAACCGGAAGATGATGAACTTGAGATTGTCTCTCTAGAACCTGAAGATTACTAAATAAACTTTTAATAAAATTTGAGAAAAAAAATGACAGAACAGCAGCAACATCTACAACAACTTTTAGAACAAAGAGTTAAACTTGAATCAGAAATTAATCAAAACAGAGAACTTTTTTGGAAAGTTCAAGGAGCTATTGAGTATCTAACACAAATTGGAGTTACTTTGCCAGAGCCAGAATCCAAAGAAACTTCTGAAGAAGTGGAATCTTG